GGCTTTTGTTTGTGTACTTCCTTTTTTTCCTAATTCATTTCCATGTTTAGAAATAGGTCTTAAATCAAATTTAAAAGATTGATTAGATTTATTTTTAATTATACCTTCTATATCCCACAGTTCTTTTTGTTTTTGTTGTTTGACAGGATATTTAATATTTTCTAGATGCTTTAAGAAGCTATCCAAGCTGTGCCATTCCAATCGTATATTGTTGGTGTTTCAGAAGTATCATTTGATCTTACAGCTTCCCAACCTTTAGTATTATCCGCTTGATACTTTGTTTCGTTCCATTTAATAAAATATTTCCAAACAGATGGATCAACCTCATCATTTATGATTGTTGGATATGTGATTGGTGCTTGCCAATCATCATTTGAATCTAATGACCAAGATGCATAAGGTTGTGGTGATAAAAATTTATCTTTTGTTGAATCATATACATAACCTATACCTGCATATTGTTTTCTGAAATTATGGTTGTAAGAAGTTTGTTTCCAAATACCACCTTTGAAAAAGTTTTGACACCATGTTTCTCCATCAACATGCATATCATTTTCACCTAATGGTCCGTTAGCTGTTGGTATATCATTTCCTACTACAACAACTCTTTCTACAACTTGATGTGTATTAGTAGTAAAACCAGTTGGATCTATTTTTGACTTTAATTCTACAAAATGTGCCATATTTATAATCTCCTATAATTTTTTTTAAAAGCACGGAGAGTGGTGTGGTGAAACTCTCCGTACAAGTCTATATAATAAACTATTTTTTAGATTTAGTCAACTTAACACCTCTAAACCAATCTGGTAGACCAATTAAAGGTCTTTTATCTAATTCATTTTCTTTAGCAGTTTTAGATCCTGCTTTATTATAATGTAAAAATACTTGTCCACAATTTTTACCTTTAAATTCTTCTCTCCAGTGCTCTAAATCGCATCCAGAATAAATTAACATATCTCCAGGTTTTAAATCTACTTTAATACCTGCTTGACCTGTTTTACCTGTTGGATCTAAATAGATTGGCCACTCGTCTCCACCTAAATTTAATGTGGTAGATATTTCACAAGAATATCTATCTTTGTGACGTGCTAATACATCTCCTTCTTTATAGATTCTTGCATAAGAATATGTTTCAGATAATTTTAAACCTGTGTGTTTTTCCATAACAGGTTTGACTTCTTGTAATAATGTTTCCATTGCAATGTCAGAATAATGAGAATAAGTATTTGGCACTTGTTGATCATTCCATACACCAAAGTATTCTGTAAATGGTGAAATATATTTTTCATCAAATAATACTCTTGCAACTTTTCTTTTGTTTAAAAAATATTGATAAACAAATGAAGCTAATTCTTTTGAGATAGCTTTTTTTAGTACTGTGTATTTATTTTTTTTGAACGACATTGTTTTCTCCTCTATAATTTAAAACTGCTTTTGGTATCGCTTGGCAATTCCAATGTATAAATCTAAATGGCTCATAACCCATATCGACAATATATTGATGAGGCATATATGATGGAAAAAAAATCATTCTTCCAGGTTTTACTTTATAATGTATTTGTGAAGTTGCATAAGTGATGTTAGATTTATTTTTTTCTGGTAACAAGTTCATTACATTCCCTGCACGTGGATCTTCAAACATTGGCATAGAAGTTCTATCTGAAGCTTTTAAAAAATAAAAACCAGACATATGTCCATTCCAATGAGTATGTAAAGAATGATAACCTGCACCTTTATGTGAAAACTCTTGTACCCACATTTCTGTAATAAACACTTGATAATTAGTTAAATCAAAACCCATCTCTAATAATAAATTATGAGATGTTGCTCCAACATAATTTTGTAATTCTTGAAATTTTGGATCACCAATTAATGATGTAGAATGAAAGACGTGACCCATATCACCTTTATTACCAAATTTTTTATTTCTTTCATCAATAGTTGGTTTTAAATTTTTTTTAGATACTTCAATATATGGATCAGATGCTTTATTTAATTCTTTAACATATTTTTCTTGATCAGCATACCAAACAGGACAAGCAAAATAATGTTCTCTTGCAAGTTGTTTTGGATAACCTTCTTCAACTATTTCTTTTTTTACTTTTTGTTTTTTAGATTTTGATTTTTTATTTTTCATATTTCTCCTATCTAAATGGATATCCTAAATTCCAAATTACCAAACTATTTCTTTCACCACTTTTAACTGGACATACTCTATGCCATACAAATGAAGGAAATACAACTAAAGATCCTTTGGGCAATATCTCTTTACATTTAACAATATTAGCTTTTTTATCAGGATCTAAATTTCTAAAATCAAATTCTAACTCACCACCTTTATAATCTTTTGGATCAGATAAAGTAACGGTTACAGATAATTTTCTAATTTTTCCATTTGTTGGATCTTGTGGATTTTGTGTTTGATAAGGTTTATGCCAACTGTCACAATGCCAATCATAATATTGTCCTTTTTTATATTTTGTAAATTGACAAGACTCAGACCAATCCCAATTAAAATTCCAACCAGCATTTTGATTTGCTTGATGAACATAAGGTTGTATTTCTCTATAAATCCAACGATCATCCATCCAAACAATATTTGAATTTCTTTTCTTTTTTAAATCTGTAATTTCTTTTGAATTTAATTTATTTTTTTTAAAACCACGTGTTATTGCCATTTCATCTTGCATTTGATGACCATATTTTACAATATCATCACAAATTCTTTCAGGAATAACTGATTTAAAATACCAATAATAGTTTATTAAGTTCATATATCTTTATGAACTTTTTGTATCATTTTTTACTTAATAGTCAATGTTCCACTAACCGTAAATGTTGCAACTTTTTCACTAGCAGGACCAACACAACTTGTAACAGTATTTGCACCAGGAGATACTGAAACACAAGCTTCACTTGGTACTCTTACTACTACGATACCTGAACCACCTGTACCACCACAACCACCTGTAGAGGGAACTTGTCCAGCTCCACCTTCACCAGTATTAGCAACACCATTTCTATTTTGTACACCAGGTGAACCCATACTTCCACATCTAGCCCCCCCAGCACCTCCAGTAGCATATGTAACAGGAGAACCTGTAATTGAAGTTGTTGCACCAGCTCCAGCTGTACCACCTACATTTGGGGCTCCACCTCCACCTTCTCCGCCTGCTCCACCACCAGCTCCAGATCCAGATGTTCCTCCAGCATCTATACCACTACCTCCTGGATTTCCTTCAGGAGGAGAATAACTTCCAGCATTACCATTACCACCAGGTGTTCCACAACTACCACCATATCCTCCACCACCAGATCCTCCAGGACTTCCTGTAGGAGAGGTACAAGCTCTACCTCCTCCAGTTGATGCTATACAATTAAATGAAGAAGGTGAACCAACTGAATTACTTGGACCATTAGAACCTCCTGCACCTACAACAACTGCATAAGAACCTGCAGTTAATGGTATTGAAGATACACCACAACCTAATGGTGATGAACAATAATTTGCTCCAGTAGATTCTCTAAATCCTCCAGCTCCACCTCCACCACTTCCGTGAGGTGCTGCAGCTCTTGCTCCACCACCGCCAGCAATTACTAAATAATCACCAGTTCCACAAAATGGTTTCTTGCCACCACGGCCAAATCCTCTTCCTGATCCTGCACCGAATGAACCAATGATAGGCATCTTTCTATCCTCCTAATTTTATGCGAATTGCGTTTGAGCTGCAAGTACAGTAAATACTGAACCACCAGTTTTAATAGCTGTGTAAGTGTACACATCATTTGATGTTGTATTACCACCAGTTGGCGCAGATCCACCTTGCCATACTGGAGTTACTATAGTTCCATCTACTTGTACTGTAGTATTATAATAAGCTGTTGCACCTTGTTTTGAAATGTATGCAACTGTGATTGATTCACCAACATCCATAGACGCATCTAAAGAGTTAGAACCATCACCTCTTAAATTAACTGTAAAGTTTGCATTAGCTGCTGCAGTATCTAATTGAACTGCTTGAGTATTTGTATCAATGTTAATGTTTGAAGTATATGTAGCATTGACATTTACTTTTTCTGCAAGACCTTGAATTTTACCATTACCATTTAATGTAACTCTTCCAATACCTTTTGGATTTAAAAGAAAATCTAAATTAGTATCAGAACCAACTGCAGCTATTGATGGATTAGAACCAGTTGCTTGGTTTGTTACATCAAAGTAGTTTACAGCTGAAGCTGTTTTTTGAAATCTAATATATGGATTATTTGAATCATCTTCAATTGCACCTGCATCATCAATGATGATATCATTTCCATTTGTATCTAGAACTCCAGATAATTGCGGAGTAATGTCTGAAGATAAATCTGTGAAAGCTGTGTCAACAACATCAGTACCATCAGAGTAAACCATTTTAGTACCTTTGTCTGTTGTACCCCATGTTACTCCAGAACCAGAAGTAGTTTTAACAGTTACAGTAAATGCACCTGAAGTTCCGTTTTGAATTATGTAAGTTTTTTCTACAGAGTCAGGAATTATTACATCAATGTTTCCAGTGATTGTTCCTGTTAATTTAATTACGGCATCTTTACCATTTGATGGAGCGCCATTTGAAAAAGTTAAAGTTGCACCAGTAGTTGCGTTAACTGTAATTGCAGAATAACCACCGATTGCTTGTTCTAAAACTAATAAGTTTGTGTTTGTAATTTGTCCCCAAGTTCCTGAGTTTTCACCAGTAGCTTGAACTGTTAATTTTAAATTAGCAGAAGTTGAGTTTGCCATAATTTTTTATCTCCAATTTTTAAATATTACTAAATTTAAGCAGCGGTGTCAACTGGTCTCCAAGTAGGCGCTGTTCCTGTATTTACTTGGTTCCAGATTAATGTTTTAAGGCTTCCCTCGTCCATTGTCAAGGCATTTCCTGTTAAAGTTACTAACGCATTTCCAGTGATTTGATCTACATCATTTTCTTGTGCTGTTAATTCTTGACCTGTTACAGCGGCTATTGTATTTGCGTCTAATTCAGCTGTTCCATCAGCCATTGTCATGGCTTGACCAGTGACTGTTACATTAGCATCTCCAGTAACAGTTTCTTCACCTTGAACCATGGCCATTGCATTACCAGTTAATGCAACATCTGGCGCAGGATCCACGTCACCTTCCTGCATTGACATAGCAAGAGTAGTTACTTGCTGATTACCATATACACCAAAGCCCCACGCATAATTACCATTCCAAGTAGCAGCAGAATCTGCTGATACTTCAACTATAGTATTTGCATCAAGTTCAGCTGAACCATCGTTAGCTGTTAATTCTTGTCCTGTTGGATCTACAATTGCTTCTTGATATTGAAGCGTTGCAGTCATTGGTTGACCCGTTACATCTACGTCAACTGTTGTACCACCTTCTGTAGCACCTTGAGTGATTGTTAATTCATTACCTGTTACAGTAAAGTCATCAACATCTGATTTTGTAGTAACTGAATCTAATGTAGCGGTTAAACCAATTCCGGTTACATCAACTAATAAACCTGATTGACCCCATGTCTCAGTGCCCCAGGTATCAGAGCCCCATCCTGTATTTATTTCTGTATTGATTACTACATCTTGTAATGTAGCATTAAGGTTTCCACCGCCTCCATAAAAATATGAGCCGTAAGTATCCGTTCCCCAAAGAGTATCATTTGGATTTGTTACATTAACTGTTTCATCTCCAAATTGACCCCACTTGAGGTAGCCAAAAGTATTATTGCCCCATCCGGATGCCATAGGAAGTACCTCCTATGATTACCCAGAGATTCTTAGGATCGCTGCTGTTGATGTTGCTGCTGGAAACTGG